CACGGGCTGACGGCACGCCAGCGGCAGGTGATGCTGCTAGCGGCAAAGGGATTCAATTCCAGAGAGATCAGCGTCAAGCTAGGCGTCAGCTATCACACGATAGTGACGAGCATCGGCTTGATCTACAAGACTTTGGACATTGGGTCCAGAGCAGAGCTTGCCCTTGAAGCTCAACGTCTAGGTATTATCAACCAGGAGAAGAAATGAACCCCGTTACCCTCACTCTCACCCTCGACGAAACCAACATGGTTCTTGCCGCGCTGGACAAGAACACTCTTGGCGTGTCTGTCATGCAGGTGGCCGTGCTGATCCAAAAGATACAGGAGCAGACCAAGGAGGCGTTGAATCCGCAGGTCCCCGCTAAGGAGGTGGAGAAGTGATTAACTCGCCCTACCTCACGATAAGAAACCCGGAATTCTCAGGGTGGGTGTGCTATCTCTTCGGTGGTTCTAAGGAGTTTAGCGGCCTGACATGGCACCCGGTTAAGGGTCAGGTCCCGAACTTCTTCCATCGCTGGATGATGAAGATTTTCTTCGGCTGTACATGGGTTCCACCCGAGCGTGCCCGTGATGACGCTGACGTCCGATGGGTGTGGGCGGTGATCGTGGCATTTCTCGTATTGATAGGGGTGATCGTATGGTCTGTGCGTCATTAATCATTGGCCTACATCTGGTCAGCTACCACTTCACGCAGTCGGAGTGGTATCCGCAGAACAACGTCAACCCCGGTGTGTATGCCGAGTGTGACGGATGGACCGTGGGGGCGTACCGCAACACGCTCGACCGTCCGAGCGCCTATGCTGGCTACACGTGGCACGCAGGGGTGTTCGGCTTGTCGGTGGGCGCGGTGAGCGGCTACCAACAGCGTGCGGCTACCGGACCGCACTACTGCCCGCACGCCTGGGAGCACGAACACGAGTACGACAGCTACCGGGATCAGTGCGTAGGGTGGAATGGCTCCAACAATTCTGCCCTGGCGCCGATGGTGGCTCCACACCTGACGTTCGGCCCTGCTCGTATCTGGCTGTTGCCGAAGGTGCGCGGCACCAACTCGGCCGTCGCACACTTGTCGCTCCAGCAAGAGTTTAGGTAGGGTTTGCCCTAGTACCTCGGCCAATGGGCGAGGGGCACACTGGCACTGTGCCATGTGGCACAGTTCTAGTGGAGAGCAGAGTGAGACAGTTCATCTTCCGTAACGCTGGGGTCATTGATCCCATGTCCATCACCACCTTTGGGGTATCGTCCAAGGACGACCCCAACAGCAGCATCGGCTTCTTCGGCACGGGGCTGAAGTACGCCATAGCGGTTATCCTGCGCACGGGCGGGCAAATCGCCATCCACAGCGGCGGCAAGAAGTATGAATTTCTCACCCAGGCCCACCGCATCCGGCACGACAACTTCGACGTCGTCTACATGCGTACGGACACAATGGTGCCGCAGCCGCTGGGCTTCACCACCGAACTGGGCAAGGGCTGGGAAGTGTGGCAGGCCCTGCGTGAACTCTACTGCAACATGGTGGACGAGGGCGGTGAGTGCAGCGAACTTCACACCCGTGAGATCTACAGCGAGCGCAGCACATGTGTCGTGGTTAGCGGCAACGCATTCGCCCTTGCGTACGATGACCGGGACAGTGTTATCCTGAACACGGAACCGCTGGAGTCGCAGGGGCACGTGGCCATCCACCCAGGTGAGAGCAACTACCTGTACTATCGTGGCATCCGCACGCAGAAGCTCCGCGTGCCGTCACTGTACACGTACAACATCCTCGACAAGATGGACTTGACGGAAGATCGTACGTTCAAGTTCCAGTTCTACGCAGACTCCAAAATCTCCGCTGCCTTGCAGGCTAGCGAGAACACTGTGGTGATCAGCCGGGTCGTAGTGGCTGACCCACAGCGCGCGTTTGATGGTAGCCTGTGCTACAGCACTGGTCTGGAGACGAGCGAAGAGTTCCGCAAGATTGTGGTGGAGCACATCCGCAAGTTCACCCCCATGCTGAACTCCACGGCTAAGTCCCTGTGCCAGAAGGGCAACTTGGAAGACATCCTCAAGGGCGAGGTGTTCCAGTTGGATGCTGTAGACGCTCTGCGGCTCCAGAACTGCATCAAGTTCTGCAAGAAGATCGGGTTCAACGTGGACGAGTTCCCACTGCGGGTGACCACGTTCCTAGGTGATGGCGTGCTGGGCCGAGCCGAGGGCGACACCATCTACCTGAGCAAGAGGGTCTTCCTCATGGGCAGCAAGATGGTGGCTGGCACCCTGATCGAGGAGTATCTGCACCTGAAGCACGGGGTCAAGGATTGCAGCCGTGAGATGCAGAACTTCCTGTTCGATTCCATCGTGAGTCTTGGTGAGCGCATCACCAAGAAGCCGCTGTGAAGACTCTGGAACAGCTAGAACTGCAACTCCACCGGCTGGTCCGCTGGTTGGTGGCGCTGCTGGTACTGGCAGTGGTGTATCCAGGCGTGCTGGGCGGGGGCTAGGAGCGCTCAAGCGCACGGGGTGGCTACCCTAGTAGCCACCCCGTGCTGCGGCGGCTCCCAGGCCCGTTCGATTTAGCAAGGGTAAGCCCCAATACCTCGGCCCCCTGGTGACTGGTAAGCTGGCACTGTGCCATGTGGCACGTTCAAGTGGAGAGAAAGATGCCTAGAAAGACCCCTGAATTGCTGAACCGGCTTGACCGGAAGCAGATGTGGAAGTTGACCCATCTGGTGCAGGAAGAGTACGCAGCCCGCGCGCAATCGGACACCGACTTCGCCAAGTACGCGGAAGAGAAGATGCAACTTCCCCTTACGCAGCACAACGTCGCGGCGGCGCGGGAAATTCTCGACATGCCTTCGACTGCCGCGATCAGAAAGGAGTTGGCCAAGCCAGCCCTGATGGGACTCAGAGAACGGATGCATTCCCTGGAAGCCGCCATGCTGGCCCTGCAAGTCAGGGTGCGTGCCGTAGAGCTCGACCAGGAAGGAACTACAACGTTCAAGTTATCATGAAGAGGAGAAGCCCCGCACCCAGGGTTAACCCCTAGGCCGCACCAGCCAGCCCGCAGTACAATGTACCCACGCACACCCCGTGCGTGGACTAGTCACTTAGGAGATCAACCCATGAGACCGATTCTCAATTCCCCGCGTATTCTGCGCACCGGAAGCCCCCTCGGGCTTGAGGCCATACGGCAAGTCTGCCCAGCGGTGTTCGCCACCGGGCCGAGTCCCACCCGTGGCCCACGGTACCGCTACGTGCCGACCATCGAGCCCGTCCAAGCCCTGTTGGACAACGGCTGGGGCGTGTACGAAGCCAGCCAGCAACGCTCCAAGTCTACGGACAAGGATCCCTACACCAAGCACATGCTGCGCATCCGCAAGCTGGACGACTTCCAGGCACCGCGCCGCGCTGTGGTGGGCGATGGCGTAGCGGAGGTGATTCTGATCAACGCGCACGACGGCACGGCACGCTATCACCTCAAGGCGGGATTCTTCCGCTTTGTGTGCAGCAATGGCATGATGGTCGGCAGCCAGTTGGCCGGCATCAGCATTGTGCATACGCAGAACAAAGAGACGACGCAGGAAGTGCTGGCGGCAGCAACCCGCGTGGTGACCGAGAGCTTCCCGGCCATGCTGGAGAACATCAACACCTTCCAGAACATCCGGCTGGAACGCAGCCAAGCCTACCGGCTGGCCGAGCGCGCCCTGGTGCTCCGCTACGGAGACAACGTGGCCCCCATCCTGGCCGACAATCTGATGGACCTGCGCAGGCCCGAGGATGAAGACCCCACGCTGTGGAACTGGCTGAACCGCATCCAGGAGAACACTGTGTACGGCGGGTTCGAGACCCGAAGCACTGGCTACGGGCGCCGCAGCATGGTGCGGCCGATCGAGCGGGTGAGCGCCGTAACGCGCATCAACGCTGGCCTGTGGGACGAAGCGGACGCCATTGCGAAAGAGGCGGTGGCGGCATGATGTACGTCTACCAATACAACCCGATGGAAGATCGGGGAATCATCCACACCAAGATCGTGGATGGATTCGAGCAAAGGAGCGAGTACGTGGAGGCTCCGTCTTGGATAGCCGCAAAGCACGCCCTGGGGTTCCCGCTTACGGCTCTCCAAAAGGAGATGTTTGAGCGTGACCACGCTCATTCATGACACCGAACTGGGCGTAGTGCTGCGTGTTGAGTACCATATTGACGGACCGGACGTTGTGTTCGACGACATTAGGGTACTCGACACCGATTACCGCCCAGTAGGCCCCGACGTCAAGCAATTCCTGGATGGTCTGTTCCTTCTCTTAGTAGAAGATCCGCCCACCGGGGAAAAGTACCTCTCAATCATCACAGGAGAAATTCTCAATGAACAACGGTCAGCGTAAGCAACTCCAAGACATCGCCCAACGGGCCGTGTGATGGAAGCCAAACTTCTGGCAGACATCGCGGACCGTTACTGGGAAACCCGCGAGAAGCGCCTCGCAGCCGACAAGGCGGCTGCGGCGCTCAAGCTGGACGAGAACAAGGACCTCGCTATCTTGCTTGCCGAGATGCGCAGCCTTGAGCTTACGGCGATCGGGGGCAACCGGGTCAAGCTCACACTTGTGAAGAAGGAGGAACCAATCGTCACCGACTGGCCGACGTTCTACGATTACATCCTGGAGACGAAAGACTTTAGTCTCCTGACCAAACACATCGGCAAAGCAGCGATCAAGGAACGCTGGGATGCCGGTGCTACCGTACCGGGCGCTGAGAAGTTCCCGGTGTACACTCTCTCCAAATCCGAGGTGAAATGATGAGCACAAAAGAAGTCGCAGTTCAGCAGCAGGGCGGCGCACTGGCCATGCCTTCCGGGGTGATGGCGGCGCTGGCCGCCGAGGCCAAAGAAGCTGCCGCCAAGGAGCGGCCTGCCGTCGGCATTTTCAGTACGCAGTCCGGGGTGCTGAGCTACAGCGGCACCCCTGTGCCGGGGAACAAGGTGGAAGTGGTTGTGCTGGCAGCAGCGTTCCGCAACGTGTTCTACGCGGGCAAGTTCGACCGAAACAACATTGTCCCTCCGAACTGCTTCTCTCTGTCCGAGGACGACAAGGACATGGCCCCGCACGAAAACGTGGCCGAGCCAGTGCACCCCACCTGCGATGGTTGCCCAAACGACGCCTGGGGCAGCGACCCCAACGGTGGCCGAGGCAAGGCGTGCAAGCAATCGCGCCGGTTGGTGATGTTGCCCGCTGACTGCGTCGACAAGGACGAGGCTGCGATCATGCAAGCCGAGTTTGCGAAGATGGACATCCCAGTGACCAGCGTCAAGAACTACAGTTCCTTCGTCAACGTGCTGTCGGCTACGGCGGGGGTTCCACCCTACGCAGCGGTTACCGAGATCTCCGTGGTGCCGGACCTGAAGACGCAGTTCAAGGTAGTGTTCCGGCCGATGCGCGTGCTGCCTACCGAGGCCGCGCTTAACGCAGTGCGCAAGCGCATGGGCGCAGCGGTCGCGTTGTCGACAGAGCCGTACGAGGAAACGGCTACCGCTGCGAGTGCGGCTGCGGCGGCGGCTGCTGCTGCACCGGCATCCAGCAAGGGCAAGAAGTTCTGAAAGAATTCTCGCCACGGCTAGGTCTTACAGCCCCCGTCTGGGGACCTAATGGCGATTCTCACTCAACGCCGTGGAAGTAGTGGGTCGCACGGTGAGCTAGATAATTGCGGTATGAGAAAGCCTGGAACCAAAGCACCGAATACGGCTTGGCAGGCCGGAGAGACGGCCACCTTTTCACCACCCCTCCGCAGTGCCTTCGCAGGCTACGGAGGGGGTCTTTTTAGAGGATACTATGGGACATTACGACAACTGCCGTGACGGCTACTGCCCCTCATGCGGCGCGGCCCCTGGAAACATCGTGAATGGCCGGTGCGAGTTCTGCCACCCGCCGAAGTACATTGACCACGACCCCCACGGAACGCTGGCCGACTGGCTGATGTTCGTGCTCTTCCTGATTGAAGAGAACGGGGAAGACGCAGTCCTGACGCTGGATGCGGGGTACAACAACGTGTCTCTCGTGGTGAGCTAGAGATGCTGACGTTTGACTACGAAACCGAGGCCATAGATGGCAACCCCATCTACAACCCGCCACGCCCGGTGGGCGTGAGTCTGAAGTTTGAGGACGAACCAAGTCGGTATCTGGCCTGGGGCCACCCCACCGAGAACAACGTGTCGTGGGAGGATGGTCGGGCGCATACGCTCGTAGCCCTACACGCCGCTGGGGAGGTGATTGCCCACAACTCAGCGTTTGAAATGGCTGTGACCAAGAAGTGGTTCGGGCACTCGTTCAAGGATCCACTCAAGGTACACGACACACAGTTCCTCCTCTTCCTAACGGATCCCTATGCACAGACGTATGCGCTCAAACCTAGCGCGGAACGCGTCCTCGGCCTTGCACCAACCGAGCAGGACGAGCTACGGGACTGGATTCTCGCTAACGTACCGGGGGCTACGACTACGAACTGGGGGGCGTACATCTGTAAGGCTCCTGGAGGTCTGGTCGGGCGGTACGCTGCTGGCGACACTGACCGTACGAGGTCGCTGTTCAATACCCTCTATCCCAGAATCCTGGAAGCCGGTATGCTGGAGCCGTACCGACGAGAGCAGAAGCTGCTTCCAATCCTCTTTGAGTCATCCGAACTCGGCGTCCGGGTTGACACTAAATCCCTCGAGTCAGACACACATGTCTACGCCGCCGCCAAATGGATATCAGAGGACTACATCCGCACCAAGCTGGGTGACTTCAACATTGACTCAGATGCTGAACTGGCTGAGGCGCTAGATCGCAGCGGTCAGGTCACTAGCTGGGTGCTTACGCCCACGGGTAGGCGCTCAACTGCACGAAAGAACCTTGTGGGACGCGTTGGCGACCCGGGACTACTGGCCCACCTAGCATATAGGGGTGTGCTGGCCACGTGCCTCGGTACGTTTGCCGAGCCGTGGCTGGCCCAGGCCAAGCGCGAGGGTGGCCGTGTACACCCGCAATGGAATCAGGTACGGGCGAGCAAGAACGCGCAGGGTGATATGTCCGGCACCAAGACCGGCCGGATGTCCTGCAACAACCCCAATCTGCAGAACCCGCCAAATGACTTTGAGGGTCTGGTGATACCTCCAGAAGTAACCCATGTATTCTCAGGACTGAGCATTCCACACGTACCGCACATGCGCCGATACCTCTTACCCGAGGAAGGGCAGGTGTGGTTGAAGCGCGACTTCAGTGCGCAGGAAATGCGGATCATGGCGCACTTTGCCGAGGGCAAGCTGTTCGACGCCTTCCGCTCTGACCCCACCACCGACCCCCACGTGGCGGTGCAGAAGATGATCAAGGAACTGCTGAGTATGGACTTCTCACGCAAGTTCATCAAAACAACTGGATTCGGGATCATGTATGGACGAGGAATTCCTAACTTATCACTCGCGTTGGGGGTGGATCAAGTGGAGGGTAAGCGAGTCCGAGACGCTTACTATTCAGCCCTACCCGAAGTTCAACAACTTTCGTCTGACACCAGAAATCGTGGCAAGCGTGGCAGCTTCATTAGGACTTGGGGAGGGAGAGTATACTATCGCGAGCCCGATCCAGCCCGAGACCTGTCTTATAAACTGCTCAACTATCTCATCCAGGGATCGGCTGCTGACCAGACTAAGCAAGCGATCATAGACTGGCACGCTGGCAAGAGCAAGCACTCCAGACTACTGGCCGCTGTCCACGACGAAATTAACGTGAGCGGCATGCCTGTGGACATGGAATGGCTACAGAAGTCCATGAACGAAGATAGGTTTGACGTACCGTTCCGTTCGGACGGGTTCGGCGGCCCATCGTGGGGCGACTTGGAGAACTGGAATGACTGACGACCTCGGCGTAAAGCCCCCCATTCGCTGGAGTTTCAGCCAGTGGTCCACCTATAACACCTGCCCCGCGAAGTGGAAGTACGGTAGTGTGATGAAACTCCCCCGCAAGCCCCCTGGGGTGGCTGCTAGTCGTGGGTTGATGATCCATGACTCTGTAGAGAAGTACATCCACAGTGGGCCAATTGCAGACCACAGCATCCTGCACCCCGCCGTCCACCAGAAGTACATTCCTATCCTGGACGAATTCCGCATGCACCCGAATGGGGACATGCACACGGAGAAGAAGTTGGCATTCGACAGCGAGTGGTACCTGTGCAGTCCAGTATCCAAGCATGCTGCGTGCATCGCCATACTGGACGCTGCCCGGTACACTAAGAGTGACTACGGAAAGCCGGGAATCCTTCACATTGGTGAATGGAAGAGTGGCAAGCCGAAGGATGACCACGTAGACCAGCGCAAGCTGTACGCCATGTTCGGCATGAAGGCATTCTTAGCCGACCGAGTGGAGGTTACCACCTATTATCTTGAAGACACTGAGAAGCCACAGCGGATAACCCTTGCCAGCATCGAAGGGTACGAGAAACTCAAGACTCTGTGGGCCAACCGCATTGACACCATGATGCGGGACCAAATCTGCGCACCACGCCCATCGTGGACTTGTCGCTTCTGCGACTTCAGCAAGGCCGAGGGCGGTCCTTGCCAATTTGGGGGTTGAGATGGTCTTCATAATCGGAGTTCTGATTTACGGGTTCCTTGCCTGGATGGCATTCATTTGGGCGTGGGGGGTGCTGAGTCGGCTTAAGAAATGAGAGAATCGTACATAGAGGGCAAGGTTGTCCTCTGGGCGCGGCAGCACGACATACTGCCGCTCAAGCTGAGTGCGAGATCTGATTCCGGCTGGCCAGACCATTTCTGGCTGTTCTATTTCCCAGCAATCGCGTTCATCGAGTTCAAGGCCCCTGGCGGTAAGCCTAGGGCGCTTCAACTCGCTAGGATTGCTGAACTGAGGCGCAGGGGATATCCTGTGGAGGTAATTGACAATGTGGAACGTGGAATCGAATTCCTCACCAAGACGCTCCTGGGTACCGCGCAAGTATCAAGAGCAAGCCGTAAGACTGATGATAACTCAGGCGTGCGCGGGCCTACTGCTGGATCCGGGCCTGGGCAAGACGACGGTTAGCTACGCAGCGATTCAGATTCTCAAGGGCAAGCGGCTCATAAAGCGCACGCTAGTAATCGGCCCTCTGCGGGTCGTGTACAACGTGTGGCCCACGCAGAAAGATGAGTGGGAGGAGTTTGCCGACCTAAAGGTGAATATCCTGCACGGCAAGGACAAGGACGCCAAGCTGGCTGACCTAACTGCCGACATTTACTGCATCAACCCCGAGGGGCTTATGTGGCTGACCGGGGCCAAGATGGTCGGTAACAAGCTACAGTTTGACGCGAAACGACTGACCTACCTTCGTGATAACTTTGAGGTTCTGATCGTTGATGAAAGCACAAAGTTCAAAGCCACAAATACTCAGCGCTTCAAGCTCATCAGAAGTTTCATTAAGAACTTCAAGCGAAGATACATCCTTACTGGCACCTTCACTCCGAACGGGCTACTTGATCTATTTGGACAGGTTTATCTTATGGACGAGGGTGCCAGCCTGGGTGCTTACATCACCCACTACAAGACCAAATACTTCTATCCAACCGACTTCATGGGCTACAACCTCGCGCCTCATCCGTGGGCGGCTAAGGAAATCGCCGGGAAGATACAGCCGCTGACTCTGGTGCTGAAACGTGAAGAGCACCTGGACATGCCCAAGCTGCTCTTTGACGATATCAAGGTCACCCTTCCGGACGCTGCCCGCAGGGTGTACGAAAGGATGGAGAATGACCTTATCGTGCAGATCAAGGAAGAGAACATTATCGCAGCAAATGCTGCTGTCGCCACATCTAAGTGTCGCCAAGTGGCGAACGGTGGGCTGTACAAGAATATGGCCGCAGGCAGAGACCGAGAGTGGGAGGACATTCACGATGAAAAACTGGAAGCCCTCAGTGACTTACTTGATCAGCTCAGCGGCCAGCCAGTTCTTATCGCTTATGAGTTTGAGTTCGATAAGGAAAAGATCCAAAAGAAACTAAAGATTCCCGCGATAGGCGCAAGCCCCAAGAAGGACAGCGAGCTAATCCAGATGTTCAACGCTGGTATGCTCCCCGCCCTGCTGGGGCACCCAGCCAGTATCTCCCTGGGGCTGAACCTACAGGGCGCGTGCAATCACGTATGCTGGTACGGCATGACCTGGAACCTGGAACAGTACATGCAGACTATAGACCGGGTGTACCGCCAAGGGCAGAAAAGTGACTACGTGGTTGTCCACCGCATAGTCGCCAAAGACACACTAGATGAACGTGTTCTAGTCGTGTTGGATGACAAGGAGAAGACACAAAGCACGTTTCTTAAACTGTTACAAAATCTCGGAAATAACTAGGGTTTACCCTATTGCGCCCACCGCCACGGACGGGTAAAGTAGTGTCTCGATAGGGCCGTGCCTGTCGAACTCGTTAACCAACCTGAGGAAAATCACATGTCCAAGAAGTCTCAAAAGGCTGTCGCAGCCGCTGACCCCCAAGCCGAAGCACAAGTGGAAGCCACCCCGGCCACCCCGGCTGCCGAAGCTACTCCGAAGTTCGTCCACAACAAGAAGCTCGCAGTCAACGGAGCCTACACACCGGAATCGGCCATCACCTGGAACATCTCCAAGAACCCGCGCAGTGCGGGCAAGGCGACGTTCGATCGCTTCGCTGCCTACTTCAACACGCCGACTGTCGGCGCGTACATGGCCGCTGGCGGTACCAAGGGTGACTTGCTGTGGGATCTCCGCAGCGGCTACCTGAGCATCGCCGGCGTGGAACTGGGTGGCGAACTGCAAGCCCGTGCGCCGAAGGCCGCGAAGGCCGCGAAGGCCCCCAAGGCGCCGAAGGCCGCGAAGGAGAAGCTGGCGGCGGCTCCTCCGGCCAGCGCCGAAGTGGAAGCGATGGTGCAAGAAGAAACCATCGACTGAGCATCATGCGCTCAGCAATCTTCTCACTTTTACCAGTGAGGAGAGGCAGTACGATAGCCAGCGTCCGTATAGGGCGCTGGCTATCCGACCATTTGGGGATGCCTCTTCTTGACAACGCGTCTATCCTTGACCATGGAGACCTCGACAACCTGTTCATAATCAACGGCAGTACACTCTACTGCAAGTACCTCCCAGAAATTGCGCAGGCGGTAAGCACCGCCCAGAACGTCATCTGGGTGCAGAACGACTACACGCTCCCGCCGCCAGCCGCAGTGTCTGACGCGCAGAGCCCCTTCCGGCTGGCGTTCGCCAAGCGGAAGCTCGTGCCACACTACTGGACAACCGTACTGCGGAATTCGGCTAAGACCACACTTAGCCGACACATCAACTGGAATGTTCTGGGGTTTGAGCCCACTGCGCCGCGTGCCCTGCTGGCGCATGCTGCCGTGCTGTACTACGGTGCGTGGCGACCGCACAGGGAGGCCCAAGTGCGCGCCCTGTGCGGGCTGGCGCACACACTAGGGTGCGCTGTAGCGGTGTCTAGCACGTCAAAACAGTTCAGCACCGTACCGGGCGCTCTGTTACGACCCCCGTTCCGCACCGAGTTCTACAAGGAGATAGGCGAATACGGGCTGGGGCTGTACATGCAAGACAAGCGTGCTGCAACCGAAGACCTATGCCCAGCCACTCGATTCTACGAGATGTTGAGCGTGGGTCTGCCAATGGCATTCTCCCCGCAGTGTGTCAATGCGATGAAGTGGCACGGCTACGACGTAAGGGAGTACGTACTGACAAAGCCTTCAGACCTTGAGAGGCTAATCACTATTCGTCACGACGTAGCCGCCGAGCAGTCCCTGTGGGTGGGTGATTTTCACTCTACCCTGGAAGCCAATGTGAAAGAGGCATATGACGCACTTAACCGCTGACCTTGTGTACTGGATCTCTGAACGCGAGGCTATACGGGAGCGCCGTGCGGCTGGCATGCCCCCAGCCTGGAGCGCAGACCACATCTTCCAGACGGTGCGGTTCTGCAACGTTCACCGGGAGGACGACACTGTAACGCAGTGGATCCGGCAGAACTGGAACCGAGCAGGTGACCCGGCGTGGAAGTTCGTCCTGGGCCGCATGCTGAACTACGTCCCAACGCTGGAAAGTCTGAAGAACTTCTGGTCGTTCGAAGAATTTGATGGCCTTGCCGACGGGCTCAAGACTCATCGCGAATGTGGGGAAAAGGTGTTCACCAGCGCATACACGATCAGCACATGCGGCAAGCGCATGGACAAGATTGACTACGTGGTGAGTGTGGTCAGTAAGGTGATGCACCCCAGCTACACTTCCTGTCAAAGTGCCTGGGAGGACTTACAGGAGACCGATGGTCTGGGCAGCTTCCTGGCGGCGCAGGTCGTGGCAGACATGAAGAACACGCACGGCCACCCACTTCAGCAAGCAGACGACTACATGACGTTCAGCGCCCCTGGGCCTGGAAGCCTGCGTGGGCTGAGTTGGTTCTTCCATGACCAGCCGGACAAGGTCAGCGCCGGTGCGTACCACCCTCTGTTTAAGATGTGCCGGGAGCATGTGGACGGAGTAATCCCGTCGTGGATCCGACCAATCGACAACCAGGACTTCCAGAACTGCCTGTGTGAGTTCAGCAAATACATGAAACTCAAGCGCAACCCCAAGGCTCACGTTCGGAACAAGGTGAACTATGTGCAATCACCTCTTCGTTGATGGCTTCGGCGGCATGGGTGATGCCCTAGTGTGCTGCAAGTGCGGCCTGGACAATTACCCCGAGGCCATGCCGTTACTGGTATTAATCGCAGCGGCCCAGAGACGCATCATCCGAGAAACACACCCAGATTACCTATCTTTCGTAACCAAGTCGCAAAGGGCTCGAGATGTCAATGATTCTGCAGGTTAAGAACGTTAATCACGCATTCAAGGAGTTCTGGTGGAAAATCAAGGCTGAGGGGATGCGGGAGGAATCCCGCAACGGGCCAGTCCTGGTGATGCCTGGGCTGTTCGTAACCGAGTATGCCCGCCCCACCGAGCGGGTGCTGTTCAACCCCGCACGGGACGCCAACCCCGTGTTCCACTTGATGGAAGCAATTTGGATGCTGGCTGGAGAGAACAATGTTAAGTGGCTCAGCCAGTTCTCCAGCAACATCAGTAACTACGCAGAGTCAGACGGTCGCATCATGGGCGCGTATGGCGCTCGATGGAGGAAGCTGTGCGACAATGGGGACCAGATCTTTAAGATCATTGACATCCTAAACAAGGACTCCAACAGCAGACAAGCGGTCATACAGATGTGGGACTGCGACATAGATCTGGACTCGCACTGGAAAGACCGCCCCTGCAATACGCACATCTACTTCGATTGCCGTGGTCGTAAGTTGAACATGACCGTGTGCTGCCGCAGTAACGATGCCCTGTGGGGCGCCTACGGGGCCAACGCTGTGCATATGTCGGTGCTACAGGAGGTAATCGCCTATGGCGTGGGCATGCCTGTAGGAGTGTACCGGCAGGTGTCTAACAACATGCACGTCTACACCGACAACCCACAGGTGGGGATGTTCCTCACGTCAGCGCCACACCGCGCCTATGACAAGTATCGCGAAGGCGTAGTCTCCCACCCGCTGCTGGCGGTGGGCGAGCAAGTTGAGGACTTGCTGGGAGATTGTCACGATCTAATACGTGGTCACTGGTTCATGCACACCGCATTCATGCGAGACGTTGCCCAGCCATTGATGTGCGCCTACATAGGGCGGAAAAGCGGTCTACCCTGGGACCTCTCTCTTATTACGGATTGCGATTGGAAGGTGGCATTTACTGAATGGTGCGAAAGGAGAGAGCAATGAGCGCGAACAGCAGGCAGGTCGGCGGCACCCACTACAAGACTGGCGGGCTACAGCACTGGGATCTAGTAGAGCTCTATGAGTGGGACTACTTCCAGGCCCAGATTATCAAGTACCTGATGCGCTGGAAGGTCAAGCATAACGACCCAGCCAAGCGTCTTGAGGACTTGAAGAAGGCCCGTCACTTCCTGGACAAGTACATTGAACTGCATACAGATTCAGAGGTGGACGGGGAGGCGACCGGCAGGTACGTCAACCAAGGGTAACCCCTAATAGCACAGGATGGCGAGATTTGCCATACTAACCCCATGCCGCGCACACCATTCTGGGAACGAGACGCGACGCTCATAGCTCTTACAGTAGTGTGCTTGATCGTCTTAATCCTTCTGGTAATATTACAATGATAAACATTCTCGTTGTTGGCGACTCCATGCTGGATGTCTACCACTGGGGCACCGCCGTGCGGCTGAGCCCAGAGGCCCCGGTTCCTGTCCTTAAGATTAACAAAACGGAATACCGTGCTGGCGGGGCGGCGAACGTAGCTGCCAACCTAGCTGCGATGGGCGCTAAAGTCACCCTCCGATCTGTAGTTGGCGGCGATGCCAACGGTAACATCCTACGCAAGTGCGTGCAGGAAGCTGGCGTGGCGGGTGAGTGGTCAGTCCCTGGGTGGATGACCACCACCAAGACCCGAGGTGTGGTGGGGAACCACCACCTGTTCCGCGCTGACCACGATGTGCCGGACCGATTCTCAATTCAGGACAGCCCGTCACTGAACGTACTTATCGGCTCTGCTGACCTTGTAGTCTTCAGCGATTACAACAAGGGAGCGCTGGACAGCGTGTCTGCGATGATTGAGATGGCGAACAACTACAACATCATCTCTATCGTGGACCCCAAGGGAGCTGACTGGGGCAGGTACTTCGGCGCCAGTTACGTGACTCCGAACCGGCACGAGATGGAGCTATACTCTGGAACCGATCTGGTAGACGTTCTGGACGCCAAGGCAGTGATCGAGACACGGGACCGCGAAGGATGCGTGGTGCATCAAAATTGGAGTGCCTACGGGCTTCCCGGTATGGTAGTGCATTCAATCGACCCCACAGGGGCAGGGGACAGCTTCCTCGCGCAGTTTGCCGTGAGCATAGGGCGGGGCCTAGAGGTAATAGAAAGCTGCCGCCGTGCTAACGTAGCCGGTGCTATCGCAACAACTCGTATGGGCACTACGATAGTAACCAAGGAAGAAGTTGATGCCCTATACAAAACTTGACGACGCGTTTGAGGACCACGCTCAGGCGATGGGGTCGCTGTACCTGCTGCGGGAAGTGATCCGGCAGGTGGCGTATGCGTGCTCCATGGCTCTTAATCGAGGAGGTACCCTGTACTTCTGTGGTAACGGTGGGTCAGCCGCCGACTGCCAGCACATCGCTGCTGAGTTGGTGGGTCGCTTCAAAAAGGAGCGCATGGCCCTGGCCGCTGTGGCGCTGACCACAGATACGTCCATACTCACCGCCATTGCCAACGACTACGGATATGAGTACGTATTTTCCAGGCAACTTGCCGCCACCATCTGCCCTAAGGACATTTTGTTCTGCCTGAGCACATCCGGCAATAGCCCGAACGTGCTGCATGCCGCAGAAGTAGCCCGCCGCAACGATGCCACAGTGGTTGCGATGACAGGTTCCCCTGGGGGCGAGCTCTGGCATCGTGCTGATTACAATCTAACCGTGGGCAGCGGGGACACAGCCAGGATTCAAGAGGCCCACATTTTTCTGGGCCACTGCCTTTGCGATCTCATTGAAGGAGAAATGTCTTGTTGAAAGTGGGTTGGGCCAATGGGTGCTTTGATCTTCTGCATGTCGGCCACTTGGCATTCATAAACGAGGCCCGCAGCTTGTGTGATTCGTTGGTTGTATTCGTCAACTCTGATTCGTCCGTACGGGCGCTGAAGGGTAACCGACGACCTATAATCCCCGAGGACCAGCGGGTTGAAATGGTCGGCGCGCTGCCCGCTGTGAACAGCGTGTTCTTGTTCTCAGAGTCCACCCCCGTCCCCCTGTGGGACAGGATACCCCATGCCCCTAGCCTCTACTTCTGTAGAGAGGGAGCACTCCTGGAGGGGTCAAAAGAGATTGACTGGTGCAACCTGCGGGGTGTGCCAGTTGTGGAGATCCCTCGCATTCTTGACGCCAGTACCTCCAACATCATTAAGAGGATTTTGCAGAAATGACCAAGGCTCTGTTCTTAGACCGAGACGGCACTCTGATCGAAGAAACTGGGTATCTCAAGCATGCCGCGCATGTTCGCTTGATAGACGGGGTGGCTGAGAACCTCATTCAAGCCAAGGCAGATGGGTTCCTGCTGTTCTTAGTCACAAACCAGAGCGGCATCGGCAGGGGTATCATTACCGAACAGCAGTTTATGACCACTACGTCACAGATGTTGTTGCTGCTCGGCAAGGCTGGCGCGGCGGTGCATGACCTAGCGTTCTGCCCCCATGCGCCTGACTCTGCCTGCCCATGCCGCAAGCCGAGCCCCGGCATGGTGTTGAAGCTAATCAACAAGTACGGGGTTGACCCATATCAGTCCTGGATCATTGGAGACCGGGACTCAGACGTTGATGTGGCGTCCAGGGTGCCGGGTCTACGCGCCCACAGGACCATTAAAAATGCCCGGTGGCCACTGCCCTACATTGGCGCCCCCGCGCACGCTCCTAGAACGTATCTAGCCCCCTCGACGGAGGTGGCTGCGGGCTAATGGGTTACGGGCCACGCCCCAAGCACGGACCGGAGGTCGGCGGAGAGAGCTTCAGCGTCTCCTGCGCATTCTTCAGAAGTGCGCAGTGCTTCGCCCAGTACGCGCCCGAGGGTGGCGGCGCGGTCACGGGCGGCGGTGACGGTATCTTCACTTGGTCCACCACTACCGGAGGCGAAATTGGCGATGTCGTTGCGCAGCCCATCACGCTGAGCACGGAGATCAGCAGCAATGCGAGCGTTCTTGGCGTTCTCAGATTGACGAGCATTTTCTGACTCCTGAAGTTTGGTGTTGAGCACCTGTTCCTTAGCACGGTACTCCTTGATGGTATCTAGCGCAAGGGTGGAGCGGGCCAGCTTGTCAGCGTCCCACTTAGCCTGCACCTCAGCACGCCCGCCAACTCGCGCAGCGTGGACGGCGTTCTCGTGCCATGCGAATCCGGAAGCTATGGCTAGTCCACCGAGGATTAGCCACCCCCACGTAGGGATGAGTCTGAACAGAAATCCAATCATGCCCTGCCCTTCCAAACATCAAGCGCCCGCAACAGCACCAGCGACCCGCTCCACGTCAAAGCGTAGAGCGCAATCTCGTTGAACGTCAACTTGTCGTTCAGCGTCAACACGAACACTCGCCACGTCATCGTCATCAAGCAAATGAACGCCCCGAGTTGACCCCAGGACAACTTACCACCGTCTTTACGCAGGAACTCCGACGCATCGAAATCCTCGCGCTTTTGTGCAGAGAATATCACCCACACGAATAGCGCCGCCATGCCGACCAACGTACACAGCGGGATGAACTTCTCAAACGTCCACGCATGGAACAGCGATGCTGCGGCTGCGAGAATGTTTGTATCGCTCACTGCCACTCTCCAAATTCCATCTGGTCGGCCATCCTCTTAGCCCTTTTAGGAGTCTGGCTGGCCCACTTGCTCTGCCGCATACATTCAGCGGCGTGGGAATACCGCTCGTCTCTGATTGCCCCCAGAGTGTCATGGAACCCGAGCAGCCCGTGCAGGCCCATCTGGAACGCCATGCCGGTTAGCACTGCCTGCCGTGGCTCGTTCAACTGGGAAAACCACGGGAACTCACTCTGGCAGGCAGTGTACGCCTCGCCAACGTCGATCTGGAATGCTGCGTCGATCTGGAAATCGTCCCACACCAGACCCTCGTGGACTTCCGGCCCTGTGTGGCCGATGCCAATAGTCCAGGGCGCCCCACCAGTGAGTGGATCG